GGGCCTGTTCGGTTTTACCGGGCCCAGTGTCGACCCTTGGTTTCACTTTTTCGCTGAATCGTGTTTGAAGGGTCGGTTTGGTTGGTGTAATAGCCATGTTGTAGTTTCCTTTTCAAGCTGCATTTCGCTTCGCTTATTTGCTTAGCTTCGCTGTTTGTTCTCCAGGGGAGAGATTTAGTCTAGTAGGGGGCCGTATTTACCATTGTTGATTTCTATATCCCTGCGGTCGAGGCCTCCGGGTGTAGTGATTGCCTTGACGGCTTGGATTAGAGAAGAGGTGATACCTTCTTGATTGCTGATTGTTGCCATGTCCCGCAGTGAATTGACTATGTCTCCGACCAAGTCGGGAATTGCGGTGATGGCTTCTCGCCAACCTTCGTTGGCTTTGATGAGTTCTATGTTTGCCGCTACCTCTTTGAGTTTGTCGCGGGTAAGTTGCGCTTGTGCATCCGTTAAATGATGCTGTTTTGCGATTAAGGTTGTCTCTTGGTTTACTTTGTGTTCCTGCTGTTTTGTGAGTGATGTTTGAGCTTGTGTCTGTTGTCCTTGATTGATTGATGTATAGGCGTTCATTGCGCTGTTTACGCCTTCCGTCATTGCGGAGATTGGCTGATATTGGGCGCCGCCTGGAGTTGACGCTGGTGACCGTGCGGCAAGTATCGGATTGAGCCCAGCGGCTCTTAAGTCTGCCATTGCGCGCTGGTGTGCCGTGTTAGACATTTGGGCCTGAAAGCCCATTTGTTTATTTGCTGATATTTTGGCTTCGCTGTTTGCGTCTTTTGCGCTGAAGTAGCTGAGTGCGCCTGACGCTACGCTGCCGAGTGCTGAGCTTACTGCCCCCATGTTTTTACCTCGATGATATGTCCGACGATTTTTCCGCCGAATAGCCGTGCGGATGCTTTGCCTTTGTTGGTTGTTGCCCAACGAATAACAGGCAGTTTTAAGTCTTGCGCCAGCATGTGCGCCTGGCGCTCTATGGCTAAGTGATTTCCGTATGCTTGGTAGACGATAAGTGCGTCGTCGGTTGCTAGATAATTGAACCAGCTATCCCCGAATTCGAGGATAGGGAACGCGAGGATTTCCTTATCCCCGCTTTTTTGCAGATATTGTTCTGCGTGTTTTGGCATTAGAAGTGATCAATAAGGCCAGGTACTGAGAAGAGAGGCATAGGCCTGGCGCATTGATAGTTGAAGTAACAGTCCATGAGGAAGTCCGGTTCCGAGGGTACTGCGACCACCCGATCTACAGGTGGATTTTCTGTAATGAATGTTTCATTGAGTTCGGGAAGCGTGGCGAAGTCTTGCGAGAGATGCCAGGAGTCTAATGTACCGGCCGCGTCGCTTCTAAGTAGTCCAGTAATTTTGGATTGTTTGTATCTGTATTCAGCCCAGCGTTCTTGGTAGCCAAAGACTCGTTCGTTATCGGGTGTTCCGGTTGATCCGGTGTCGACGGTTTGGTCTTGAGCGTAGATTTCTTTGTTGAGTACAGCTTGTTCACCAATGTGAGATAGAGCCGGCCAGAAAAAGTCATAGCGTGTTTGTCTGGACCACATGCGGTCCAGTCCTTGTTGGTAAGTGAGGTCTGCTCGTACTGAGGCAATGCCCATAACAACGCAGTGTTCTGTAAATGATTTTGTAAAGCCGCCGCCGTTCATCATGGCGGTGCCGAATGCGGCTAAGTTGCCCTGAGGTGTCGTTGACGATTCTGACGTTTGAGGGACTTGGCTGATATTGATCGGTGTAGAGTTTCCGCCGAGGTATTCCGGGCGGTAGGTTACGTCCTGAAAGGTTACGCCGAAGTGTGATTTGACAACTTCCGCATAGCGGGTGCCTGAGCGTGCGTCCCGCTCGAGGAGTTTTTGGATTTGGAACGCCTGACGAAGTTCGTTGACGGTTGATGCTGTAGCTGATGAAAGGTCGGTGTAAAGCGTACCGTTAGGGTCTACGTTCGTTATTGCTGAAGAAGCGTCCCAGAGATAGCCAGTACCAGCCTGCGAAGTAAAGCCAGCGATTTGTTTTGCTGTGCCAGAAGAGTTAACCGTTATTTGGTTGCCAGCTGCCAGGAATTCAACGGGGGCAGTTGTTCCGAGAGGCAGGTCAACGGCGTCGCCTTTTTGAAGCCAGGGTAGGCATGAGGTGAAATAATCGTGTCTTTTTCCTCTAGAGAACGGTACCTCCATGTACCTGCATTCCGCTCCGGAATCAGGCCCATCATCCGTAGCTAAATCGATACTATCAATTAAATTTTGGTCCCTGTACCACTCGTTAAATATATGGACATACGCTCGCCCCGGCAACGCGCTGATTTCCAACGAATTTTTTTCAATGGGTAACCCCATATAATCGCCTACATCGCCCGTATTTATAAATCCCGTTCCACTCGTCGCAAAGATGGGGACCGTATAATCTGTCGAATCCCCTGGGTCCGCTTGTTCTCCGCAGAATTTGCGGAAGTTATCCCAAATTTGTCGAATAGGTACTGAGAACCAGTGTACGTCCATGAACATGTTGTCCATGATCGGATAGATCGGTGTATTGAGCCGTGCGAAGAGTGTTGGATTGAGATTAAGTGTATCGCCGGGGAGTGCTTCATCAACGAAGATGGGTATAAGTTTTCCGGCATCGAACGTAGTTTTGTACCCGTGAGAACGGTTGAAGGTAGAGCGGGGGATATCCGCTGTTGGTGCCTGGCTGAAGGAATGAGCCATTACTGATTGCATTATTTTTGCTCCATTATTGCGAGAATTGATTCTGTGAGTTTAAGCAGGGTGTCGATGTCTTTCGGGTTTGCGATGTCTTCTGTTTTGTATGTTCGGCCGTTGCCGAGTTGTGATGGCGGTTCGAAGGTTTGAATAGTTGCCGCCTGGTCGTCGAATTCGCCGATTTTGAAGAGTGTGAATTGTTCAGGGTGCTCCGAGATGTTGCTGGGTTTGTCTGAATTGATGTTGTCCGAGAATGCGCGGACGGCCAGGCCGTCAGTTTGGAACATGAAGGGTTGCATGTAGGCCTTAGCGGCATCATCGTATATAGTGTAGATATTAAGTTTCATTGCTTGATTTCCTCTAGGTTGCGCGATAACAAGGATGTTTGCGCTTTTTTTACTTTCTCACGAACGATTAGCCGTTCATAAGTGCTGTTTTCGTGATCGAAGTTCTTTAGTCTGGTTTGTTTCCTTTTTAGCATTTCCTCCGGGTCTTTTTCCTCTAGCAGTGCGTCATAGTATTTCGGCAGGCTCATGACCATGCCATTGATTGTGATGTAGTCCTTATTTGTGTCTGATCTGAATTTGTCCAGCCAGGTGTAGCCTATTCCGCGTGTTCCGCTTTTTTTAGAACCTCTGCTCATAAGGCAGAATTCCGGTTCTATTTCGTAGATTTCTCCAGTTTCCCGGTCTGTGATTGCGTTGTGCATGTCGACGGCTGTTTCGGGTTCGCGTTTGTCGTGTTTATGTTTTTTCATGACGTAGCGTGCGACATAAGCCGCTGATTCGAACGTTACATGTCCTATTGTGTGGAATCCTTTTTTCCAGGTTTTTGCAAGTGTCGGTGATGTATAGAGCGCGTTCCCGTTTTTTATCGAGAGGAGTGTTTTATCCGGATAGTCGTGGCCGAAGATAATTGCGTGATAGTGGGGACGGTTTTTCTTTTCGCCGTATTCGCCGCATGCGAAGTATCGGATTGGTTGCTTGATTTCCTTACGCAGTCGTTTGAAGAATCTTTGGAGTTCTTCTTTATGTACTGATTTGTCAAGTGGGAGATGTGCATCATCATAGGTTAGCGTGATGAATGAATTGTGCTCGTGCATTTGGGCCTCGTGTACGCAGCGTATAGCCCATTGTCGCGAGTGCTCCAGACGGCAGCCGAAGCATCTGCCGCATGGGAGCGTGACCGGCATGTCGATATATCCATGATTTGCGTTAAATACAATCGGACGTTTGCCGTTTTCATTGAGTGATCTGCTCCGGTAGCCCTTTATGGGGGAGTAGCAGGGCATTTATAGACGGGTTCCGCCGCGCATCACACGGTTGCCCAGGTTGCGTACATGAGTGCGGCCTGCCGTCGCGGAGAAGAGTTTTTTGGAGCCTTTAGAGCTGAGTTTTTTACGTTTAGCCATGTGGTGTTACCTCGTGTTGTAGTAAGTTTTCAAGTTTGACTTTGTTAATGCCTACGTTCCATTCGCATGATTCCATGCTGACGGCTGTAAAGAGTAGAGCGCCCATGCCGATGAGACTGACTATTGACTTGTGTTTGTTGTCGATCTTTCGTCCTCCATTTGCTGGGCTTGTCGTTCGATTCTGAGTGCTTTTTTGACTGCTTTTACCTCTGAAAGTAGGGCCGCTATTTGGCCTTCTAGATCGCGTATGTATTGTTGTCTAAATTGTCGCAATGTTTCTGTGTTCATTTCTTTCCTCTTTTCTGTGTTTTATTTTAGCTCTTTTTTTTGAGCTTTTTTGTGTTTTTTTTGGTTCTGACCCCTGAAAGGTGTCAGTCCCACCAATTACATCAAGTAGCGATTGGTGGGACTGCGCGCCAATTAGGCGCTCGAAGGGTTGTTTTGGGCCGCTGCAGCGGCCCTGTCTGCATCGTGAGTCTCCTCTGCAGCTGTGCGTACTGGGGAGCCTGTAGCGGCTCCTGTGATGTCTAAGCCATCGTTTCCGCGGAGGATGCCGAGTGTTCGCATCTCGTCGCGGTTGTCTGGGTTCTGGACGAACTCCAGGAACTGGACGGGGTCGCCGCCGAAGCGTTTTCTGAGATTTGCGGGAAGTTCTCCAAACATCCGCTGTGCATTTGTGACGAGATTCATTGCGTCCTGGAAGTCGCCTGGGGGAACGTCGTCATAGCGGCCTTGATACTTGGCCGCGTGTTTAATCATGCCGGTGGCATGGTAATCCTTAAGGATGTAGTTCATGTCTGTTTGGTTTTTGTGGGCCTGTTCGGTTTTACCGGGCCCAGTGTCGACCCTTGGTTTCACTTTTTCGCTGAATCGTGTTTGAAGGGTCGGTTGGGTTGGTTTGATAGCCATTTTGTAGTTTCCTTTAGTCGAGTAGTGGA